CCATCAGGTGACCAACTAGCATCTCCTTCTTTGCCCCAAGGTTGACCTAAAGCTACTGCTTCTGAAGCACTAGAGATATTCTTAATCTTCTCTTGTCTCTCAGCTTCCTTAGCTGCAGCTGCTTCCGCTCTAGCTGTGGTCATTTGATTTCTAAAGTTAGGATTCTTCTCTAAAGCTTTACGATAGCTATCAACTACCATATCATATTCATAAGTACCAGGCTCTACTCCGTGACTCTTGGCATAATTACCTGCAGCTTCATAACTACCTAAAGCATAATCACCTTCACCACCTAAGTATTCATTATATTTAGGTTGGTAGTTCTTAAGTTGTTCTGCTGTTATAGGCTTAGGATTACCTTTAGCATCTCTTTCATATCCTAACTCAGGAGATAAGAAGTTAATTGCAGCACCAGCAAATGGATTAACCATTCCAGCTACCGCACCAAATAAACCACCTCTTGTGTTATAACCTTGGAAGTAATCTAATGCAGGCATAAGACCACCATAACCAGTCTTATTAAGAGCAGTACCTACTAATGACCTTTCAGATAAAGGGTCGTTTAGATACTCTAATACTGTACCCTTAGTAGCCATATCATAAGCTCTATTACCTGTAAGACCTGAGATATTTAGTAAATTACCTACATTACCTGCTTGTCCATAATCACCTTTAGCAGCTGAGAATTGACCGAACAAACCTAATGCTTGTCTACCAGTATTATATTGGTCAGCATTAATACCTAATTGTTCAGCACCAAATTGACCTAATGATTTATTACCAAAGTCAAATACTCTACCACCTTCTCTCCAACCTCCACCTAGGTTGTCTAAAGCATTAGGATTAAAAGATACACCTACACCATAATCTTTAAAGCCTGGTGTACTCCAGCTAGATGCTCCACTAAACATATTACTTATTCCATCTAGTGTGTCCATTCCAGAAACACTAGAGTTCCATTGAGAACCTCCAGGAAAAGAACCCCAAGAATCACTTCCTGTACTATAGGTTTGTGTCGTAGGGTTTAATTTAGGCTGTGAAGATGTAGGTGGTGTATATGGGTCTTGATATGTAGGGGTAGTATAGTCCACTACTTTCTGTTGAGTTACTGGGCTATAACCACCTGTATAAGGATTAGTATTAAAGCCTCCTGCATTAACACCACCACCAGATAAGTCACCTGATGACATAGTGTTACCAGTTAATACCTTAGCAAACTCAGCTAGTGGATTATTAGAAACACCACCACTACTTAAAGAAGTATCAGTAAGTGCTTCTGCTGCATCATTAGAATAATCTTCTACATACTTGCCTGCATTAAATGTAGCATCTGCTGCAGCTTGTGGGTTGGTGATTAGAGACATATCCTCTTATCCTTTTAGTTTATGTTAAGTCTTTATCGATAGTACAATACATATATGCACCATCTGATACACATCTAACTAGGTCAAACTTATTATTACCTGAAGTAATAGTAGGATTATTACCACCATTAAAACTAAAGTTAGAACTAAATGTTACATCATAAGCACCTTGGTTCTTAATAATAAAGTCAGCTTTAGCACCTGCTGTTTGGTTAGATACATCTAATGTATAACCATTACCTTGAACATTAACAATAAATGTCTCAGTATTTAGTAAGTTAGCTGTCTGATTAGAAGATAAAGAAATAGTCTCTGCAGTTGTAGGATGTGCCTTAGTGAATGTTTGTGGTGTATCTAATGTTACGATAGTCTCACCACCTACTGTACCTGTTGTAGCAGTCAATAGGTTACAAGTGAAGTTCTCCGCTGAATCACCATTAACATCTGCCTTAGAGTTAACTGCAGTTCTTACTGCTGTAAATTCAGTATCGAAGTCATCACCTGATATGACCTTTCCTGCATCTGTATCTGCTAGTGCATCCTTTCCTGACCAGCCTACTGCTATTGTATAATTACTCATCGTGTTTTCCCGTGTTTAAATAATAAAGCTAATGATTGTAGAGATGCTTTGTAGCCTTTAGTTACACCGTCCATCTCAATTCTTAAATACTTAGCACTTCCTGATAGAGGTACTGAGTGTTCTTTTAGTCCGTGTATAGGAGCATACTTCTCACTAGTCCAAGCTGCTGGTGTAGCAGAAGAAGGATACTTAGCAGTACCCCAGAGAGCAGGAGAGCCTGATAGAGAAGGATTGAGTTTAAATGTAGGGGATAGCTTAGGTGCTAATTCAAAGTCTTTATATAAGCGTAATCCAACGTCTGAGCCTTGACCACCTGAGATAACCATAATCAATCTCTTGAGGATTGAAGCTCTCTCTAACTCTGGACTTAATGACATCCATACTGTAGATAGACTACCAGTATAAGGATGATAAGTATAGACATTAGAACCTGAATAATCTACATCATAGTAACCTTCATATCCAGCCACTCTACCTGAGTGTTGACCTACTAGAAGACCATAATCTTCTGAGTATATTAAACTAGCAGGATGTCTATTATCTGCAAATGTCCACTTAGTTACTCTAGGCACTTCTCTATTTTCTGTTAAGTATTGAATGTCAAATACATAGGTTACATTTCTATCCACAAAAGATAACATATATAAACCTTCTGCGTAGTAGTATGCTGATTTAACATTAGTAGATGCTTTAACGTGTGCGATAATCTCATCTTTAACAGTTATAGATATATCTTTAAGAGGAAGCTTATCTGACTCTGCAGTTCTGATTAAAGACCTAACACCTGTGTCTGACAAGAAGTATAAATCATTACCGATAGCTTGGATAGAATCTCTTGATACACAACCTACACCTCTAATGACTTCATCGAGATACATAGTAGTAGGTTCATCTGGGTCTTTATAGATAGCGATATTCTCTTTGCCAAAGATAACTAACATACCCATATAAGGATGTATAGCTACAATCTCATCGTGACCCCATACTGTTTTAAGGTCGATACCACCTGCGGAGCCAGAACTCCACTTTACTGAATCTAATAAGTCTGAGTAGTAGAGAACATCTTTCTCTTCTGTGATACCTCCAGCCCATACTCTACCATAGTAACCTAGACCACAACTAGGGTCAAATGTAGTTACTCCATTAGGAGCTGTATAACCAGAAGCATCTTTAACTTTAGCCCAAGAACCACCAGTATAATAAATTAAGTCTAAACCACCTTGGAAACCTAATAATTTATTATTGAAGTTTTGGAATTGCCAATCTGAAGTAGAGCCACCAGTTGTATATCCATTGATAAAAGCATTGTCTTTATCAGTTAAATCTACTTCGTATATAGTTCCACCAGATGCACCAAATATCTTATTAACAGAACCATCGAAGTGTTCTATCATAGAGCCTATCTTAGCACCTGCATTAAGAGTTTTTTGTTTTAATCCTTTACGGAAGGTAACTTTACCACCTTCAGTATATACAATATTATCTGCCTTAGTAAACCAAGTAGCTCCTAATGCAGTGGGGTTAGTCTGTGAATCTAGTCCATTGATACCAATAGTATCTAAAGGAACTACATTTAGAACCTTACCATTAATTGACATACCAGTCTCTCTCATATTCCATATTAGAAGAGTCTAGTTGTACTGCCATATTTAATGCATCTCTTGCTTCAGCAGCTACACCTGATGATACTGTACCACCATCTTCACCTCTCTCAGCGATAGCTCTAGCCCACGCACCTAAGATTACAGGTTGTGATGGAGTTCTTAATACTTGGTCTGCTTCTTTTAATTCTTTCTGAGCACCTACGATATTAAATGAGATAGTCTGTACACTATCAGGTACTGGATATAAGTCAATATTAAAGTCTGGTTCTCTTGTAGTATTAGCTTGTGATATACCATTGAAAGCATAGTAAGTAGGTTTACCTGAAGAGATATTAGCTAGTGGGAATGTAGCATTGTTAATCCAATCATTAGTAACTTGTTCTAACACCTGACCAGTCTCTTGACAGATTACATCTAAAACTTTAAATGAAACACCAGCACCTCTAATAGAATCACCTAGAGTATACTGCATATTGCCATCTCTAGTCTTAATATTGAATGTCTCTCTTAGAGCTTGCCAGTCGTGGTAAGATTCTACTTGTTTCTTTGAATCATTAACTAACTCACCGATTAACTTTTGATAGTCAGTTACTGTAGTAGAATCATATAAGTCACCAGACCAATCTGAATCAATGGTATCTTCTCTTAGTCTTCTTAAGACACTGTTGATTATTTCTCTATATGTCATTTAATCTCCTGCTTATATATACATTATACCACAAATGTAGTTATTTGTCAAGTCAATCTCTGATGTACTTCTTAATACCTACCATTAAGTTACCTAAGCCTTTATAAATCTCTGTGGGGCTAGGAAGTAACCAACCTAGTATCATAAGTAACCATACCCATACAGGTACTTGCTCATCTACTTCTACAGTAGTAGCTCTAATCGTCCCATATTTGCTATCCTCGACTACATATTCTGC